TAAGTGAAAATAAAACCAGACAAAACGCTCAAAAAGTTGTCTAAGTAGTATACTTCTTAACTTACTTACTTACTTATTACTTACTAATACTTATATTTACTTAATACATTAATTACATATTACGCTAATTAGTAAATTAGACTGTATGATTGTCATAAAGAAACTTCTAGAAACATCTTATACAGCTTACTGTCTTATACGCTAATTACTTGTACATACTTGTACTTACTTGTACTTTCTTGTACTTACTTATATTTACGCTTACTTACGCCACACTAGGATGCCATGTCAGAGTTCCAGAAAGTAGGTAATCAGAAGCTAATAGCGCAGAACTGGGATGCTATCTTTGGCCCTAAGACTAAGCCTGCGCCTACGGCTGAGCCTGATCCTGAAGACGATCTAGACCCTAACGAAGTGCTACGCAAGTACTACTTAGACGCTGGGGTACCAGTAGAGTGAAACTGCATGGTACGCCTGCTGTACTCGCTGTACAGGCTATGCTTGGTAGGCTTCTTACGCCTATGGAAGAGCACCTAGTCAAGCAAGAGGGCTACAGTACCAAGGAATACAAGGACACTAAGGGTATTGCAACCACTGGTGTAGGACAGACCGGAGAGTTCTCTGATATGTCCTTTGATGAAGTCATGCAGGCGCAGGCAGATAAGACACGTAGACTCTTCCCCGGCTTTGATACGCTACCTGAAGAGCTGCAGAAGAATATCTTCTCTAGCGTGTACAGAGGCTCTCTATCAGGCAGTCCTAAAACTATACAGTTATTCAACTCAGGGGATCGTGCAGCAGCAGCTGATGAATTCCTTAACAACGACGAATACAGAAACCCTAAGACACCTCAAAGCATTAAGGATCGCATGCTAGCTACGGCGAATGCTATGCGAGCGAACCCCAGGGAAGGCCCGGTAAAGCTACCTGAGAACGCTGTACCTTACAGAGGAGCAGGGTTCCCTTTTGCATTACCAGAGAATGTACGTCAACAGACAGCAAGTCTAGCTAATCTAGGACAAGGGCTGGCACAGCCTACGCCACAACCTGTACCTACGCCTATAGCGCCTAGGGTACCCCTTACAGGGTTAGAACTACTCAGATCAAGAATGCCTAGCTTAGAGCAAGAGCTGGCACAGCCACAGGCTCTTGCAGCACCTGCTAGAGAGCCAGTACAGGGTACAGATGTACCGCAGTCACGGTTTGCACAGTCAGAGAAGCCCCAGCCGAACTCCGGCCTAGGTTTATCAGAGCAACTAATGCGTTACCTAGGGTACCGATGATCTGGTTAATGTTTACAATGCTAGGTCTACTGCAACAGCTTAGCTTATTGCCCAGCTCTATAGTTGCTATGCTAAGGTCATTATCTTAATATAGGAAGAAGAATGTACACTGATGCATGCGGCCCTACGTGGCTACCAACAGTAATACGTAGACCCTTGTTCGGTTGGTTCTTTGAAGCTAGCTGTAGAAAGCACGACGAAGGCTACGGTGTAGGTGGAGATGCAGCCAGAAGGAAGGTCTGCGATAAAAAGTTCCTTCAAGCTATGCTAAAGGATTCAAAGAGAAGTACCTTAACCAGAGTACCAAAGGCAGTAGTAGCTTACGCCTTTTACGCCGCCGTTAGAGTGGGTGGGTCTCTGTCATTCAATTACACAGACGGGAAATGATATGAAATTAACAGTAATGCATTGCAACAACGAGAAGGCTGTAGGTCTGTACAAGGATGGCAAGCTAGTAGCCACTTGGGATTCAGGCGACAGCTTTGATGTTGTTGACGGTATCCAGAGCCATGGCGAATCGGGTTGTGAAGTACAGGATATCCAAGGTGATTACAAGCGTGTAACTGATCTACCAGCTGAGCTCGCTAAGCCTAAGCCTGTTGAGCCTATGGTATCATCTAAAGATATCAAGCAGCCCAAGGGTAAGTAGATGGCTGAAACATACGAGAGTTTACAACCCCGTCAGCAGAAGTTCGTTGATGCTTACTTAAAGCTGGGTTGTAGACGAGAGGCATACAGGGAAGCTGGCTTCAGCGTAGAGGGCCGTGGCTGGACCTCTAACGCACGTAACCTATTCATTGCATGCGAAGGTATCATCAAGGATAGGATCGAGCTAGGCATAGGTGAAGGGGCTATCTTAGCCCTCGCCATTATTAAACAGATCATGCAGGATGAATCAGTATCCCCTGCTGTGCGTTTGAACGCAGCTAAGGACTATCTGAATCGTGCAGGATACGATGTACCAGTAGAGCAGCAGGTCGTTGTACGTGACGAGACCAAGCTCACTGACGCTGAACTGAACGCTAAGATACAAGAGCTATTAAGAACCCCAGGCTCTGGCCTCAAGGCTGTTAAATGAGCGTAGAGCTAGCTGCTCTTATCGCTGAGAAGGAGTATCGGTTAAAGTACAACAAGCTCAGCTACTGGGACCAGAACGTCTATGAATGGCAATGGGACCTAGCTAATAGCACTGACAAGTCAGCACAGATACTGGCTATGTGTGCTAACCAGATTGGTAAGACTACCACTGGAGCATGGATTACAGCTTGTCATCTCACTGGTAAGTACCCCAAGGACTGGAAGGGGTGCAAGTACGAGAAGCCCATTAAGGCGTGGGGATGCGGTATCTCTAACGAGACAACCCGAGACATCCTGCAAGCCAATCTCCTAGGTGACCCTGGGAATGCAGACGGGCAGGGTACAGGGTTCATACCCTTAACTGATATTATCAGTACAACTAGAAAGCCGCAAGTACCTAATGCAGTGCAGACTGTCTTAGTGCGGCACTACAGCCCAACGTCAGGTAAAGAGAATGGTGTATCCAGACTCGATTTCAAGGCTTATGAGCAGGGTGAACCTAAGTTCATGGGACGGCCTATGGATTGGATATGGCTTGATGAACAGCCCGATTCCGGTATATATACTCAGTGCATTACTCGGACCGTAGCTAGCAAGGGTCGTGTTATGATGACGTTCACACCAGAAGATGGTATGACACCAACCATTCACCAGTTCTTGCATGACATACAGCCGGGACAGAGACTCATCCAAGCTACATGGGATGACGCTCCGCACCTAGATGAAGAGCGCAAGGCACAGCTCTTAGCTCAGTACCCTATTAACGAAGCTAAGATGCGTACACGAGGCATACCGATATTCGGTTCAGGCTTAGTGTTCTTGGTATCACAAGATGAAATAGCCTGTGACCCGTTTGATATACCACCGCATTGGCCCCGTATATGCGGGATTGACTTCGGATGGGATCACCCCACAGCAGCTGTATGGTTTGCTTGGGATAGAGATACGGATACAGTGTACTTGTACGGAGAGTACAAGCAGAACAAGATGACTGCACAGGAGCATGCCCCTGCTATCAAGGGACCCGGACAATGGATACCCTGTGTATGGCCGCATGACGGTATGTCACATGAGAAAGGATCAGGACTAACCCTAGCAGACCAGTACCGTATGCAGGGTGTGAACATGACTATAGACCACTTCAGGAACCCACCTGCCCCCGGTAGTAAAGGCAAGGGTGATATTAAGATAGAGCCGGGTATCAATGCAATGCACCAAGCAATGCAGAACGGTCAGTTCAAAGTATTCAGTACATGCACGCAGTGGTTAGAAGAGCTAGGTTTGTATCACAGGGATGACGGTATCATTGTTAAGCTGAATGACGATCTTATGTCAGCTACCAGATACGCCTTCCAGTCAAGGAACCTGTACGCTAAGACACGTGTAGAGTCCGATTCAAATAATAAGTACGCGGGTAAAGCATTGCCTATCCGAGCCAGAGGAATAGTATGAAAGATCTAACAGACAACGAAGACCTGCTAACGGCACTGCAGCTAGAAGATGATGCAGCCATTGGTGGGCATGACGGCCAGTTGTCTGAGCGTATTGAAAAGCTGAATGACTACTATCATGGCAAGAAGTACGGTGACGAGCAAGAAGGTAAGTCACAGATCGTTACACGAGAAGTGTACGAGACTATTGAAAGCATCATGCCTTACTTGGTTAAGGTGTTCTTCAGTACAGATCAAGCAGTAGTGTTTGAACCTGAAGACGAAGATGACGTAGCTATAGCACAGCAAGAAACTGAATACGTGAACTGGGTATTCTATAAAGATAACCCCGGTTTCAAGATTGGTTATACATGGCTCAAAGACGGGCTAATGAACAAGGTTGGCTATGTTAAAGCCATCCGTGAAACCCCTGAACCTATTGTTGAAGAGTACGAGCACAAGACAGAAGAACAGGTAGCTATGCTGCTAGAGGGTCTAGGTGAAGACTTTGAAGGCGATGTAGAGTTATTCCAAGAAGATGACGGTAACGTCAGCATTAGTATTACTCGTGTAACGGGTAGAGACCGTACTGTCATCTCTAACTTACCACCTGAAGAGATCAGTGTATCAGAGGGTGACACCTGCCTGCAGACTGCACGCTATGTAAAGCATGAAGCCATGCGTAGCATCTCTGAGATCAGGGCCATGGGCTTTGATATCGAGGATGACATCTCTGATGGTGGCTCCTCTGGCATAGGGTCAATGAGCACCTTGTACCAAGACAGACATGCAGATATCTCTAGTACAATGTACACTGGAGACAACACTGTACTAGGTGCCAGCCGTGAAGTATCTCTTAAGGAAGAGTACATACGGTTCGATGGTAACGATGACGGCATCAATGAGTTATGGCAAGTCTTCCGTATAGGGGACACTATACTAGGTGCAGAGCAAGTTTCAGAGGTACAGATATACGGGTGGTCACCCATTATTGTACCGCACAGGCATGTTGGTAGTACACCTGCAGACCCTGTTATTGAAATACAAAGACTGAAGTCCAAGGTACTGCGTAATCTACTTGATAACCAAGAGCGCCTGAACAATGGCCGATTTGGTGTAGTGGATGGGCAAGTAAACCTGGATGACCTCATGGAGGGTAGCGCAGCAGGTATCGTGCGTATGAACTTCCAAGGGGCTGTAACAGCTTTACCTACGCCTCAGTTGGGTTCTTCTGCCTTTGAAGTACTAGGCTATGCAGACCAAGCAGCTGAGCGTCAGACAGGAGTGTCCGACAGAGGGCAGGGATTGGACCCTAAGCAGTTTAACTCTAACACCACCCTAGGGTCCGCTGACATTGTTATGTCCGCTGCAGAGCAGAAGCAGGAGCTCATAGCGCGTATCTTTGCAGAGACCGGCCTTAAAGATGTAATGCTGGGTATTCAACGCCTAGGTATTCAGCACGAGAAGTCAGACCGTAAGATCAGAAACAACAACGGTGAATTTGTACAGATAGACCCCAGCGAGTGGAAGAACCGCTACGATATGACTGTTACTGTAGGTATTGGTAATGGTAGTAAAAGCCAGCAGATGTACCAAATGCAGCAGATTGAGCAGACCATGCAAAGCATTGTAGGCGCTGGTGGGCTAGGTACTCTAATCAAACCAAGCAATGTATGGAACTTTGCTATGGAGAAGGTCAAGGTATCAGGCCGTAAAGATGGCGAGAAGTTCTTTACACAACCTGAGTCTGATGAACCACCTGAGCAGGGTCCTAGCATTGAAGAACAAACCCTGCAAGCAACTGTTCAGATAGAGCAGAAGAAGGCTGAGCAGCGTGACCAAGAGCTACAGATGGATGCAGCTAAGATTAAACTACAGCAAGAAGAGCTAGAGTTTGAGAAGCAGAAGCATGCTGATGAAAATGAATTCAAAATAGCGGAGCTTCAACTAGAGGCGACGCAGAACAGGGCGGTTAAAGTAGGAGAGTAAAGTGCAAGCACGGGACTTAAAAACGGATGACGAGAAAATTCAACGGGGCCAGAACGCTAAGCTCTTGATTGAATCAGATGCATTCAAAGACACAATGCAAGAGATGTACGACAGCCTGCATGCAGCCATTGATTGCCTGCCCACGGATGACAAAGATAGACTTGTCAGTATCTCAGGGCAGTTGCGTGCCATTAAGACGGTAATCTCTAAGCTGGATACATGGGTACAGGAAAGCCGGAGGTTAGCAAATGTCAGAGCACACTGAGCGCACTGAGCCAATGCTAGAGCTAACTAAAGACTTTGCTATAGCCCTCTTAGAGGAGCTAAGCTATAGGCCGTACCGTGATGTACAGCCCTTGTTCCTTACACTAGCTAACTTAATTAACCAGCTGCCGGAGACTAAAGAAGCTCCTAAGCCCTTTGAACCAGAGATATATATGGGGAATCAGTAATGGAAACTAACAACGATCAACCTGTCTTTTCAGGAATCGAAGAGGCTTTGGCCTATCAGGCTGAAGACGAAAAAAAGAAATCGGACAGTGTAGCCACTACAACCGATAAAGAAGAGCCAGAGGAAGATGACTCTGTCCTAACGGACGAAACCGAAACCGAAGAACCTGAACCGGAGGACTCTGAAGAGCAACCCGAAGGTGAAGATGATGAGGAAGAGGGTACAGACAAGGAGGATGATGAAGACTTTCTGTTCTCAATAGAGGATGACCAAGGTGAGTTCAAGGTCAAGAACGTAGAGGAAGCCAAGAAGGGCTACATGCGTCAGCGCCAATTCACTAAAGTTACACAAGAAGTCGCAGCGGAACGCAAGGAACTTCAGAGCGAGAAAGCCTCTTTACTGGAAGCTAAAAGCCAGTACTTAACAGGTGTTCAAGATTTGAAGATAGCTTCAAGTGCGAAGCTAGCTGAGTTCGTTACTGTTGATTGGGAAGCACTACAGCAAGAGGACCCTGTTGCGTTCGATGAGCAAAAGAGTCGTTATGAAGCTGCTAAACTTTCTTATGAACAAGCCAATGCTGCAGAGCAACAGGTGAGTAATGAAATCCAACGCGAGACTATTGAATACGCCCAAGCGGTTAGGGCTGACGAGATGCAAAGGTTAGTAGCTGTTGTACCGGAGATCACAGAAGAAGGTAGCACCCTTCTGAAAGATGCCACTAAATCAGCCACTGAGCTTTACGGCTTCTCTCAAGATGAGTTATTCAGCATTTATGACCATCGTCAGATCAGAGCTATCATTGACGCATACCGCTACAATGAAGTTAAAGGTAAACTAAATGTTGGCAAGGCAAAAGCTAAGTCAGCTAAAACAACAATCAAGCCTAAAGGAACCGCATCTTCGCGGAAGACACAGGCTAAGAAAGCACAATCTGTGCAGGATCGGTTGAATGCACCCGGCGGAGTATCGCTGGCTGAAGCAATGAAACTGCTAGGATAGGCTACACTAGGAATTTATTATGAGCACCACATCTACAGACACATACGACCAGGTCGGTATCCGGGAAGACCTTTCCGGTATCATCTACAATGTAGAGCCTGATGCAACCCCATTCTTGAGTGGAGCACCAAAGGGTAAAGCCTCTGGCGTTAAGCACGAATGGCAAACTGACGGACTTGATGCCGTAGCAGATAACAAAGCTATTGAGGGTGCAGATGCAACCTTTGCAGCCGCTACTGCAACTGTCCGCCGTGACAACCAGTGCCAGATTTCAACAAAGACTGCCATCATCTCTGGTACTCTTGAAGCTGTTGATCGCGCTGGTCGTGACAAAGAAATGAACTACCAGATGATGAAGCGCGGTATGGAAATTAAGCGTGACATGGAGAACGCAATGGTAGGGCTGAACAACGCTAAAGTTGTAGGTTCTACTTCAGTTGCTCGTGAGCTTGCTAGTATGCAATCTTATATCGTAACCAACACGGACTTCAACGCCACTGGCGGTGCTGATCCTACTGGTGATGGTACTAATGCGCGTACTGACGGTACTCAACGTGCTTTCACTGAAGGATTGCTTGAGTCTGTTGTGGACAAGATTTTCACCAACTCTGGTGAATTTGCTGACACAGTACTGTTGGGTTCTTTCAACAAGCGTGCATTCAACGCCTTTGTTGGTCGTGCAACCACTACTGATCACAACGTAGCCGCTGGTAGTATTGTATCTGCAGCTGATGTTTACAAGAGTGACTACGGTGATCTGAAAGTGATCCCTAGCCGTTACTCTCGTTCACGCGACGCGCTCGTGTACAAGAAAGACAAGTGGTCTGTTGACTATCTCCGTAATATGACTACCAACGAGATTGCTGCAACAGGTGATGCTGAGAAGCGTCAGGTTATTGTTGAGTACACCTTGACTGCTCGTAATGAAGCATCAAGTGGTATTGTAGCTGATTTGACTACTGCGTAAATAGATAGGGGGTGGGCGACTGCCCCCTTTTCTTTCTTGTGGTTGGAACTCATTACTAGCGGATATTGAATAATGCAGTTAAGAGAAACAGAGTACGACCCATGGACAGGTGAAACCAAGAAGTGGTACTTTGATAACGACAACAACATTGTATGCGAAAGATCAGCTGACCTGTCAGCATTAATCAACAACTGCAAAGCAGAAGCTAATGAAATGCAGGGCTTCAGAGCAAAGACAGCCTTTCACAAAGTAGCAAGCATACCCCCTATCATACAAGTTAAGATCATGAAAGAGCACAACCTTGATGTGTTTACCGATGATCCTAATGAAAGAAAGCGCGTAGAGCGCATCATAGAACAAGAGTACCCTGTACTTAAGACTAATGGAGCTAAGCTCTGGAGGCCGACAAGTGGCACTAAGTAATTACAGTGAAATGGCTATAGCCGTTGATAAGTGGCTTAACCGTATAGGCGCGTCCAGTATTACTGATAACACAGAAGACTTCATTACACTAGCACAGCGTAGAATCCAGAGGGATGTACGTGTACCTCCTATGGAAGTCCTGTCAGCTGGTATTACTATCACAGCAGGGCAGTCAGTTATTCCTTCAGCTATGCTGGATGTTAAAGAGGTTGTTGCTTATAACGGTACTTGTGCATGGCCTGTTATGCGGAGCACGTATGCAGATGTCCGCAACAAGAGACTGGGTAGTTCACAGCGTACAGCCGTGTTCGACACAGTAGCTGGTAACTTCGAGTTCGGCCCTGAGCCTAGCTCTGGAGTCTCAGTGGATATAGTGTA